TGGACTGGACAAACTTCACAAGAACACAGACAAACTAGAAGAACAAACATACGCCAGTGCCACAGTTTATGGCTCATCATGTGTAACGGGAATCATGCCCGATCTAATTGTATACATAGATGAAAAGAAAGAAAAGTACAAGACATGCGCTGGCAGAGATGCCATTGTCGTAGCTAAGTACATCATACCCGTACAGACAGAGATACAAGCTTTGCTTACATGCAAGGTAGTATTCGATCATGTCTTTGCGCCACGACAGAACAAGCAAGCAATCACAGCTACTGCGTTAGCTGTTGGCTCTGCCTGCGAAGCTGAGTGCCAGATGAACTACTACGAAAAAGAAGCGCCTGCACTACTAGCCACCCTCAAGAAAAATTATTGGCATCAAGCCAAAGGTACAGAGTACAAGCGTAAGTGCATACAAACACTTATGCATAAACAAAACATCACACCATGGGTAGCGTGGGATAGAAACACCAAAATAAAGATAGGCACGTGGCTTATCGACTGCCTATGTGAAGTGTCTGGTTGGTTTGTAAAAGAGCTAGTACGTAATGGTAGAAAAACTATAAACATACTAAGTCCCTCAGAAAAACTTATCAAACACAAAGATGAAATCATGCGAATGGCTGAAATGTTCAGCCCACTTGCTAAGCCTATGCTTATCCCTCCACGTAATTGGCACGCTTTACAAAACGGCGGTTATTATTTAAACGACCTAACAAGATGTCATCAATTCATACGTAGAAGCGATAACGTCCTTATACAGGGGGAAATTCCTTATAACTTTATTAACCGTATTCAACAGGTAAAATACAAGTTAAACCCCTATATAGTTAAGGTAGCGGAGGAGTTAGAAGTTAGAGGTATTAGCGTAGGAAAGTTTAAACCTATAACTCACCACGAGGTACCACCTAAACCGTTTGACATTGACACAAATGTCGAAGCGCGTAAGGAATGGAAGCGTGGTAAAACCAATGCAATGAACCTTCAGGCTGCGGAAGTGCGTAAGTCCTGCCGTACACGTATGACTATGAATTGTGTACGAGAGTTCAAGGACGCAGACTTCTTTATCCCTTGGTCGTTTGACTACAGAGGTAGAGTGTATCCTATACCAGCGTTCCTAACACCACAAGACACAGACTTTGGAAAAAGTTTATTGTTGTTTAGTAAAGGTGCTAGGATAAATGCACAGGGTATGAAGTGGATTAAGTTTCATCTTGCCACTACCTACGGACTTGACAAAGCTACAATGGAAGAGCGTATCGCATGGATAGATAACCCAATCAATCGTGAGTTAGTTGAGAGAGTATTTTATAATCCTATCGACAACATTGCTGACTGGGAAAATGCAGACGAGCCTTGGCAATTCTTGGCTGCCTGCTGTGAGTTCTGCGAGCTACACTTTGAGCACCGCTTTCACACACACTTGCCCGTCGCAATCGACGCTACTTGCAGTGGCTTACAAATCTTAGCCGGACTAGCTAAGGACAAATCAACAGCAAAAATTGTAAATGTGGTTGGCTCAAACAAACCACAAGACGCCTATAAACTTATCGCAGAAACAAGCGTAGACCACATACCTGAAAGACTTAGACCATATTGGGATAGGAAAGTAACCAAACGTTGTGTTATGACTATACCCTACAATGCTAAACCTTTCAGCAACAGATCGTACATCAGAGATGCATTTACAGAAAAAGGTGTAGAAGTTGACAAAGAAGAACTAACACAATGCGTAAAAGCTGTCAGGGACGCTATGCATATTGTCGTTCCCGGACCCATGCAAGTGATGAAATGGATAGAGACAGAGATCTCACGTGCAATCAGATCAGGTGCACCAGAAATTAGATGGACAACACCATCTGGTTTTCCTGTTGTACAACGTCTGATGAAACACGACAAACCTATAAAAATAAGAACACAATTAATGGGACGGTGCGAAATCAACGTCCAAGGTGCAGAGATTGGTGTAGATTTAAAACATCACAAGAACGCCACAGCTCCTAATCTTATTCATTCACTTGACGCTTCGCTGCTACACTTTGCAGCAAGTCAATTTGATAAACCGATAGCTCTAATACATGATTCAGTTTTATGTAGAGCTACTGATATGTGTATTCTCTCAACTATTGTACGAGAAACCTACATGCGTCTGTTCGCAGAGCATGAACCACTAACTGACTTTGCCCTAGCAATAGGAGCAGAGACTGAACCACCGATTATCGGAGACCTACATGCGTCCGAGGTAATTGATTCCACTTATTTCTTTTGTTAAATGTCACGTAGTATTCACGTAACTCAAGAGCCAGTAACCCTTGAAGGTTATCAGGCTATATTAAAACCAAGCAAGTTTGGCTACTCACTCAAAGCTATTGTTGGAGAGGAGCTAGTAAACAAACTTGAAGAGGAAAGAACAGACTGCCTCAAGTGGGCAGAAAGCAAGCTCAAGAACCCAAGAAGAGCTACCTTAAAACCAACACCATGGGAAGAGGTATCAAAGGGTAAGTTTACAATTAAGTTCTCATGGTCAGATGACAAGAGACCACCGATTGTAGACACAGAAGGTACACCTGTAAAAGACATGGACACTCCAGTCTATGCAGGCAGTAAAGTTAAGTTAGGTTTTACACAGAAACCTTACATTCTCAGGGACGGTGTGACTTATGGTACATCACTCAAGCTGTCTGGAGTACAGATTGTAAGTGTACAGTCAGAAGTAGGCGTAGACACAGGCGACCTTGATGAACAGGGAGCTGCTGACTTATTTGGCAGTACAGCAGGCTTCAAAACAGCAGAGCCAAATGTAACACCTGATACAACACCTAGCTCAGTAGAGTTAGAAGATGACTTTTAGGTCAGGTCTGGAGGAAAAGGTAGCAGACCTGTTGGTAACACTGGGCGTCGACTATGAATATGAGGAGACGTCCTATCCTTACACGATTGAACATAGCTATACTCCTGACTTTGTGCTACCTAACAATGGAGTAATCCTAGAGGTCAAAGGGTATTGGGACCCACCATCTAGGCGTAAAATAAGACAAGTTATCAAGGACAACCCAAAAATAGATCTTCGCATGGTCTTTCAAGACCCTTACAAACGTATATCGAAGAAGTCCAAGACAACCTACGCAAAATGGTGCGAGCGTTACAGTATTAAATGGTGCGCTGCACATTGTATTCCAGTTGATTGGCTGAAATGACAGCAGAATTTATAAGACATGAGCCATGCGAAGTGTGTGGTTCATCTGATGCTAAGGCAGTATACTCAGACGGAAATACATTTTGTTTTAGTTGCCACAACTTAACACGTGGCGAAGAAGAAGAAACAATTACCACCTTTACAAATGTGCCCCAATTCAAAGGGTCAGCTCAACGACTCAACAAACGTAAGCTCAGTGAGAAAACTTGCGAGCACTACAAAATTTACAGAGACGGAGAACTTCTACGCTTCCCTTATTTCAACAGCAACGGAGTTCTTCAAGGCTTCAAGACGAAGAATAAACTAAAAGAGTTTAAGTATGAAGGAACTAGCACTGACACTCTCTTTGGTCAGCATCTCATTCCTTCTACCGGTAAATCAATTATTGTTTACGAAGGCGAACTGGATGCAGCCTCAGGGTGGGAAGCCTACCCAAATTGGCCACACGTCTCGCTACCACATGGCGCAGCGTCGGCAAAGAAAGACATTCAGAAACAACTACAACTCTTCCAAGGTTACAAAGAAGTTATATTATTCTTTGACAAGGACGAGGCAGGGCGCAGAGCGACGGAACAAGTGGCTGCTCTCTTACCGTCAGGGACAGCTAAAATTGCTAATCTGGCAGACCCGTATAAAGATGCAAGTGATGCATTACAAGCCGGAGATACGGAAGCAATTAGAAAAGCAATATGGAATGCGGAGACTTACAGACCGGATGGAATCGTTGAGGGCAAATCATTATTAGAACTTGTTACCAACCCATCACCACCTTGTGATTATGAATATCCTTTTGCAGGACTGCAACAGATGAGTCATGGCATACGGTTTGGCGAGTTAGTTACTATCACGTCCGGGACAGGGCAAGGTAAATCTACGTTCTGTCGGCAACTAGCTACACATCTACTGGAAACAGGAGAGAAGGTTGGCTACATTGCACTGGAGGAAAGTAACAGAAGAACAGCACTAGGACTTATGTCAGTAGCTGCTGGTAAAGCATTACATCTTGGAGAACATTCCAAGGACACACTACTAGAAGCATATGAGTATACGCTCAAAGGATGGGAACTCTACCTGTACGACCACTTTGGAAGTGCTGACCCTGATATTATTTATAGTCGTATTGAATACATGGCACTCGCTCTCGAGACTAAGATCATCTTCTTAGACCACTTATCAATACTCATATCAGGACTAGATGGAGATGAGCGTAAAATGATTGACACTACTATGACTAAGCTACGAAGTTTAGTTGAACGTACTGGCATCAGCTTATTCTTAGTGTCTCATTTGAGACGGACACAAACAGACAAGAACCACGAGGAAGGAGCAAGGGTTACACTTGGTCAACTACGCGGGTCCGCAGCAATTAGCCAGCTATCGGACATGGTTCTCGGATTGGAACGCGACCAACAATCGTCTGACCAAGACCTTACTACATTACGCGTGTTGAAGAATCGTTACTCAGGTGAAGTCGGAGTGGCTTGTTCGTTACAATATGACAACAACACTTGTAAGTACAATGAAACTAAGAACGCAGTTTTCAATCCCAGCACAGACTTCTGATCTGGATAGATTGATAAAACCAAACCCTCCTACTAAAGCAGCTAAGAAGCGTGCTAAGTTTAAGGACAAGACATACAAATCAAATGCTCGTATTTGATATAGAAACAAATGGATTACTGAATGACGTATCTAAGATACATTGCATTGCCACTTTCGATACGGAAACGGAAACCTCCTGTGTATTTAACAATAGGGGTGAACAGTCCGGTTCAATCCAAGATGGTATCAATCAGATTATGGAAAGCCCAAGCATTGCTGGGCACAATATTGTTGGCTACGATCTTCCAGTTATTCGGAAGCTTGGTAGTTCCGACGATTATACTGGTGATATCTATGACACTCTTATTCTTTCTAGGTTATATCACCCGAACCTGATGGACATAGATAAGAAAAGACAATGGCGACACATGCCATTACAGTTATACGGTAGACATTCACTCGAAGCATATGGCTACAGATTAGGTGAGTACAAAGGAGACTTTGGTAAAACATCTGACTGGAAAGAGTGGAGTCAAGAAATGCAGGACTACATGGTCCAAGACGTAAAAGTAACAACTAAACTATGCGACCACTTTCGCCCCTACCTGACTGGTGCGCGTTAGAGCACAGAGTTCAGGACATACTTACTAAGCAAGAAATACATGGATGGTATTTTGATGAACAAAAAGCTCAGCAACTTGAGTCATCTCTCCGACGAGAGATGGAAGAAACTCAAGCAATACTTTGCGGACAATTCCCTTTCGTTGCAGGATCGCTGTTCACTCCTAAACGAGATAACTCAACACAGGGATACAGAGCGGGATGTGAAATACAACGAATAAAGGAGTTTAACCCAACATCGAGAGACCATATAGCATGGATTCTGACGACTCATTTGAATGTCAAACTGACCAAGACCACCACGACTGGGAAACCAATTATCGACGAGATTATATTGACGGAGATAGATATTCCCTTCTCGAGGTTATGTGCGAAATGTTTGACGATAAAGAAAAAGCTTGGGATGATATCAGAAGGCGTGAACGCATGGCGCAAGCTTGTTACGACGTCTAACCGAATACATCACCATTGCTCTGTGGCAACTAACACTTTTAGATGTGCACACAGAAACCCCAACCTTGGACAGGTACCAGCCGGTCCAGAGTTTAGAGAACTATTTACAGCCAGCCCCGGAAAGATAATGGTTGGTGCTGATTTAAGCGGTATCGAACTGCGAATGCTTGCACATTATCTGGGCAGATACGACGGTGGTCGATACGCCGATATTCTACTTAACGATGACATTCATCAAGTTAACGCTGATAAAATAGGAATCACCCGTCGACAAGTCAAGACTGTTACATATGCATTCTTGTATGGAGCGGGTAATGAAAAAATAGGTATGAGTTATGATAACTCTTTACAACCCAAGGAAGCCAGAAAGAAAGGACAAGAGATCAGAGAGGCTTACGTTTCTGCTATCGAAGGACTCGCCGACTTACTTAGAGCGGTTGCAGATAAGGCTGCTCACGGTCACATCATGGCATGTGACGGACGAAGGGTGCTGGTCGATTCACCGCACAAAGGACTGAACTACTTGCTTCAGTGCTCAGCCGGAGTTGTAGCAAAACGTTGGATGGTTATTGCCAACGATTTAGTCCAAGTAAAAGCTAGTCAACTGGCATTTGTACATGATGAACTACAGTATGAGTGTGAACAGGACTATGCTGACACTTTGATGGAAACCTTGGAAAATTCAGCAAAATTAGCTGGACATTACTATAACTTGCGTTGTCCAATAGCTGCCGAAGCTAAAAAAGGTAAAACATGGGCTGACGTACATTAAATTTATGAAATTATTGATTGATTGCGACTACATTGTATATAAATGTTGTGCAGCAACCGAAACCGAGATAGACTTTGGAGAAGACTTGATCGTTGTAACTTCTAACTTTACAGATGCATATAATTGTGTAAAACGTGAATTAGAAAAAATACAAAGAGACTTAGGAGGGTTTGACGACCTAATTTTGTTTTTTACAAGTCCTAATAATTTTAGGAAAAAAATTTTGCCTGAATACAAGGGTCATAGAC